TATAGTTACTCATGGCCTACCAGATTGAACCGCTATTTACAGTTGCTTTGATTGGAAATATTTTGTTGGTTGCTTTTCTAATGGCTTTGTCCAATTTCTGAACTAAACCGCTTGCTACCAATATCCCGGTATCATTTCTGAAACCTTCTAATTCCAGCTTCAAATTTGAAACTGCTAGTTTGGCGTTTCTTTCTACAATGTTGCTTTCTTTGGTGGTCATTAATAGTTCAAGGACCATCATTGCAACTTTGTAACCAATAGCATCATCAAAAAGAATCGCATTATCAATGATTATATCATCATAAGCTGCTGTATTATCATACTGTAGGTTCTTATCCATTATCAATGGAATAATTTCCCTGGTTGCCTGATATTTAAGAGCAGTTAAAATATTGTTGAATTTTTCTTCTGCATCATCCCCTGAAACAGGACAAGCTGCAAATATATTTTCAACAGTAACCAATGAATGAAACGATTTGAAAAAACGTCCGGTTGAACCAACAGAGTTGGCTTCATCCACCTCAATGGAGAAGCCTTCCTCTAATGGTATTCCGAATCCTATTCTTTCGGATAATTCTACTATGGTATCTTCAGAATACATACTTTGCTATTAAGCTACAGTTGCTGTGATTGTAACAGTGTCAGAAGCTACAATTCCTTCGCTATCCGTAACAGTTAACTTGAATACATAAGTACCAGTTACCAATCCGTTTGCTGTCGCGTCAACCACAGTTGCATCAACAAATCCCGGAGTACCTGGTCCAGAAACAACCGTCCATAGATATGATGCAATTGTTTTATCTCCTGCTGCAGTTACCGTTGCGTTCAATGCTTTATTAGCAGCGTTGGCAGTAGTATTGGTTCCGGCATCAACTACAGGAATTTCAAGAACAGCTTTCAACGTAGTTTCTTTAGCTTTAGATAGTTTGTTAACCAATTTGATTAACTCAACATCAGTATTGCCAGTTGTAGCAGTTACGCCAACAGCAGCCAATGCAACGATCAAGTTAGCAACAGTTACAGTGCTATCTTCGTAGATAGTGATAGTTGCGTTACTTTCTGTTTGTCCTAAAGTAGTTTGCGCTTCTGCAGCATCTAATTGATAGATACTTGAAACATTGCTTACTACAGGAACTGCTAAAGCCTGAGAAGATGTAAACTCAGCAAAAGGCTCATTTTCATGCCATTTTTTAAGCAAGATAAACGTGTCTGATTTCGCATAAGTAACGGCTTTGTTCTGACGAGTTTCTTCTGCAAGCATACCGTAGAATAATTTACCAACATTCACTGCCGGAGTAAATATTACTTTGTTTGCTGCCCAAGGAGTCAATACAGTTCTTAAACCGTTTTTCTCGTTGATGATAACTCTATCCACAATAATAATGGTAGGTAGCTTATTTTTCTTAAGCATTCCATTTACTGCTTCTAAATCCGGAATAGGAATATTAGTGTTTTCACCAGAGAAGTTTTGACTGAAACCATAGAACTGTCTTACTTGCTCGTTAGCTGCGAAGTTGTCAAACGTAGTATCATCCATTCTCATAATGGTTGGAATATCTCCGTTAGCTTTAGCAGCTTTCATAACACGCTTGATGTCATCAATTGGTTTTGCATTAGCATCTGTCCAAATAACTTCGGCACCGAACTTGTTTTCATCTTTATAGTTCAAGTCAATTCTGATACCTAAACCAGTATTGTTTTCTTGCTCTAAAACGGAAACGCCTTCAGATAGTAACTGCAATCCGATGTATTCCAATTTCTCGTGAACTCCCATGATACACTTTGGAGTGTCTTCAAAGATTTTAGCAACCAAAACAGATGTTTCAACATTTCGGCTTTTAAGAATGTCAATATCTGACATCAATTTCTCTGACATTTTCATTTTCATACCGATTTTAGGAATATCTCCTGTAGCGGAACCAAATGAACCTCTTCTTTTTAACGGTAAAGCAGAGTCTAACGACACAACGTCAGCAGATACTTGACCACCGTCAACATTAAGAGATTGCCATTTAAGATCAGTGGAAAGCTCTGGCGAGTACATTTCCTTGTAAGAGTAAGTAGCAACGGTTTTCTTACCGTTAACTCTTTCCTCAATTGCTTTAGCTAACTTCTTGAAATCAGCAGCCCATTGGATAAATAATGATTCTAACATGGCTTAGTCTTGTGTAAATCTGATTAATACTAAATCTGTTTTTGCTCCGGCTGGTGTGGTAAATCCTCCACCATTTACAAATGCTACTTCATTTACAGTTCCACGAACCATAATAGATGCAAAAGGTTTAGCTTTCAAGATGCTTGAAACTAAAATACCTTTGTAGGTGTGACCACCTGGCAAAGCAACATAAGCTCCTGAAGTTACATTCAAAGGCTTTAATACCTTTGTTGCAGTTTCTTCAATGATAATGTGCCCTGCATTGATTTGACCTGTTGGAGTGTATCCTGATACATCCAAGGTCTTTCCTCCTGGAATAGTTTCTAGGTTCTGAACGATAACAATGCTATCGAATTCAGTAGAAACATTTTCCGGAGTACCGTTTAAATTTGCAGTCGTTCCTGACATGATTTTTACTTTTTTAAAGATTAAAGTTTAGATATTGAACTGATCAACAACATTATCTATCACTTTTTGCTCAGAACCTTTTACAGTATCACCTGCTGGAGGTGGTCCTGAATAGCCTAAATTATTAGCGATGTTTTGGGTAAGTCCGCTATACTCCGTTTCCAAATTCGTAACCTGCGCTGCGATTTCATCTTCCGTCGTTTCGGGTGTAACAACCAATCTTTTCAACCAGTTTTCTTTTACTTCAGGAGTTAAGCCTTTAAGAACTTCAGAATTTTCAAAGGCTGCTTTTGCCGATATACTCTTTGTTTCTACAACTTTACCTGATTTAAGTGCTTCAACTTCTCCTGTCAATTTTCCAATTGCATCAAGCAATTTTTGATTAGGATCGTCTGCTGGTTTAGGTGGTGCTGGTGGATCAGCTGGCGGATTCGGTGGTGTAGGTGGATCAGTTGGTTTTTTCTGGTTTGCTTCCAAAGTCCGAACTCTGTCGTCCTCTTTCGCAATGTCTTCAAATGACATAATGCCGTTGAAGTCTTCCAATACCAAATCGATTGCTGCATCATCTGCATCATCTGCCGGTTTTGTTGCAAGTTTATCCGCAATCGCGTCTAACCTCTTAGTCGATAAGTTAGCCTTAGGATATTTAATCTTAAGTCTCTCCTTAATCTTTACTGCTGTTACTGCCATGATAAATGTTTTTTGATTTATATGCAACAAATATATAAAATATTATTCTTATTTAGTCTAAATAAAAATAAGGTATTTTTTTAAAGAAAAAACCACCCCGAATAGAAGTGGTTTAATAGCAATGTTTTTGATTAAGATAGCTAATCCTTTTTCAAGTTTTCGCCTAACCTCGGAAGACTTAATCATAACATTCGAGCCGCCCTGTTAATATGATTTTTCAAGTCTGTTTTTAGCTAAATCCTGAAAATATTTTAAAGGTTCACGTTCCAAAGCATTATCAATTTCATCCTGATTGGTATTGAATGTGAAATCAGTTGGAGGTTTTAGAATTTTAGCATCAATCATCAAGTTTTTAAAATGATAGACAGTTGCAAGTGCTATTCGATGCTTCTTGGCCATTTCATCCACCCACGTTGATTTGAATTGCTTTAGCTTACAAAACTCTTCAGTCAAAATGTTTCTTTCAAAAGTCAATCGCATGTTGTTGTGCTTGAAATAATTGACAATATTATTTTTCATGATTTCGTTTAGTGCTTCATTTTCCATAATCAATTTAGTATTGTATGTACTTACTGTACTCATTTTACGCCGGAGTTGGTTTAATCTCTTTTGCCTTATTATCCTCTGCAATTCTATTAATCTCAGCTTGCGGATCATCACTCATATCTAGAATTTTGATTCCGGTTTCCTTACTCATTACTCCAGCTGATACAGCAGAAGAAACAATATCGACAGCTTCTTTCACATCATCCGGTAGAATTGAATTGAATTGGATATCATAAAAAAGTTTTTGAGATTCTGCTTTCAATCCGGTGTTGGTAGTTGTAACCATTCCAGAAATAAGTACGTTGATGATGCGTTCAATCATTGTTCTGTTTTCTCCTTCGTTTGCTGATGCTTTAATAACACTATCCAAGAATAACAACCTCAAAGCAACACCTGATATCTGGCCAATTCCCTTCACGTTATTGAAAGAAAGATTAGGTGTTGATGTGATGGCATAGATTAGATTTTCAAGAGTGTTCAATTCAAGTTTATTTGATTCAGGCGCTGTGTCCGCTGTAAGGAATTGAACATCGCTTCTTATTTCGTTCCCTTCATTATCAATTTTAATTTCACAAAGCCAGGCTTTACCATCTTCATCTTTATCTGGAGCGTTTTTGACTTCTCCATAAATCTTAAGCATTGGATGTCCGGAATAATCATTGCTGGCTCCCAATTTAGAAATTGCCACCTCAAATCTATCAATCATTGCCTGAGCATCGAACCACTCTGGTTGTTCCTGGTCAACATAAACAACAGGAATTCTATCGAAACCGTGAGGTTCAATAATCGGTGGATTTTGTCCAACTATCTTATGAACGGTTTTCTCTGAATAAATCCAGGTATTTATCAACTCCTTACCTTCAGCATCCTTATTCTTAAATATCCAAGTAAAGAATAGCATATTTCCAAACGCATCGAAATAAGGATACATTGAACCGCTCGTGTTTTGAAGAATAGAAAGCTTGATTTCTTTCCTTTGTCCTGATATTCCAAAAAATGCCAATGCCTTTTGAATTAAAGAACCTTCTTTGATGTCAGTAATACTGAATACAATTGCAGCTTGAGTCTCTGATTTTTTTAGGGAAACAACTTTATTGATAGCGGCATCAATCCGATTGATTTTCCACAGTCTTTTTAATAATTCGTCAAGTTTAGAGTCAGTACCTTTTTCAAAAGAAGGAATCAATGTTACTGGCTTACCTACTTCAAAAGCAGTTGCGGTACCAACTATTTTTTTGATGAATGGTACCGGAATACGAACACCTAAAACCGTTTTAGATTTTTCTGTACCTGCATTAACAGGTTTGTCTTTTTGGATTTCTCCAATCTGAGTTTCTCTAATTTTACGGTCCGTCGCTTTGTATTCCTTGATTATTTTTTCAATCGCTCCGGCATCTTTCCCCTGAGATTTTAATAATGTAATAGCTTTAGTTTGATCTGTAGTCAATAATGCAATGATTTCTTCCATGGTAATTTATATATTAAGTTTTTTGATTTCTTCTTTTGATGTTACATATACTGTACTTCCTGTATTATGCGCAATATGACCGTACCTTCCCATGTCCCATATATGATTGAATTTATCAATCGGTTGATTTATTGAAATTCCATTAATCTCTTTCATTCTATAATTCTGTTGCTCTTTCAGCGCCTGTTGGTAAAGATGATTTTTAACAATGTGAATCTTTTTACCTTTCATAGAGTTGAGCCAATACATAACAGACTTTGTTTTGCTAATTTTATATGCATTTTCAAAGCCTTCATGCTTTAATCCTTTAACCATTTCAACCGTTCCCTTATTCTCACCGGTATATTTATCTGCTGAATCACATGGAATAATTGCCTGTTCATCAATATCTAAACTTCTCAAAAGAGCAGCTAGTTCCGGAGGTGTCTCTATTGGCTCGTAGCACAATGGCTCAATCCAAATATTATGTTCATCCTCGGCATATCTTCCAAGCACATTAGGATCAGTTGTGAATCCAAAGTCATTAGGATATATTACCGCTTTATCTTGTGGCCATTGTTCAGGCTCAATCCATTCAACATAAGGGAAAATAACTCCTTTCATTGCTCCACGTAAACCAAGTCCATAAACCTTCCAATTGAATTCATCAGCTGTACCATTGGTTATGTTTGTTGGATGCGGTGGGGGTTGATTTGTTTTTGAAACAGGCTCAACCTTTTTTAATACCTTGTTGTAGCACATTATGATGCTATTTTCAACAAAATAGGAATCAGGAAGCCATGGTTCCCAGCTTAATATTTTATTCTTTTCTCCAAGTAGTTCTTAAAAATGCAACATCGGGACGGGAAAGAACATTGTCAAAGAACCAATGGTCAGTAACCGAAGGATTATAATCTGCCCACCAAAACTTTCTGCATCTAAGCTCCACCTGGTCGAATACTTCCTTACGGATAAACATCATTTCATTGAAAAAAGCATAATCACAACCTCCACCGTGTTTTCCATCTCCAAGAAAAAAAATAGTGCTTTTACCAATCCTGAAACTCTTTACTTCTTTTGCTCGATGGAAAGGATTAGGAAGTCCATAATCATCAAGCCTACGTTTGAAATCATCATATAGCGTAGTCTTGAATTCGTTGTATGTTTCCCGGTAGATATTGATTGTGCATCCATCAGGCTCTTGGTAAAGAGAAAGCCAAATTATTATATCTACTCCTGACCATGTTTTACCGGAACGCGAACTTCCTTCCAATGCACAACCTCTGTATCCTCCAATCAACTCATCAATTTCATTATACATCTGCTGTTTTATGGCATTGTAAAGAAGTGCA